ATGCAAGGAGGTATGTTTGACCTTTACAATATTAAAGAAAGGTCTAAAATCTTAGAAGAGATCCAAATCATGGAAGCTAAAGCTTTGAAGGAATTAAATAAGGAAACTAAATAATATGGCAAGTCAAACTTCTAAAATATTAGTATCATTTGAAGCAAAGGATAGTCAGCTTGCAGCCGCTTTTAAAAAATTAGGAAGGCAGTCAAGAACATTAGAAAAGAATTTCACTTCCTTAAGTGATAAAGGCATAAGAAAAATAAGAGATGAATTTAATAAAATGGCTAAAGGTTCTACCAATAGTCTTCAATCAATGAGAGCGCAAAAAAATGCTCTTATGGGTTTGCGTGATCAAGCTGATGTGACAGGTTTAGAATTTAAACAACTTACTGCTGATATTGCTGCATTAGATGCCAGAATGAGAAAAGCAGGTACTGGTGCTACAGGTTTTAAAGGTAAATTAAAAGGATTTGCAAAAGGTGCTGGAGCAATCGCTGCTGGTGGCATTTTTGGAGGCCCAGAAGGTGCAATTGGTGGTGCTATAGGTCTTAAAGTAGGCGGCCCTGCTGGTGCTGCTGTTGGTGCTGCTATTGGCGCACAAGTTGGAATGGTTAGGAAGTCACTTGGTGAAGTAGCTGCATTTTCTGCTGAATTAGCTTTGCAGAGAAAAGCATTAAAACTTGTTATTGGAGATATTGATAAATATAATAAATCTCAAAAATTTCTTGCACAAACCTCTAGAAAATTAGCAATACCACAAGATGTTATAACTAGGCAGTTTACATCTTTAACAGCTTCTGTTGTTGGTGCTGGCAAATCGGTGTCTGATGCAGAAAAAGTCTTCCAAGCAATTGCTGCTGGTATAAGAGGAACGGGTGGATCCTTAGAAGACATGAAAGCTGCAATGAGAGCGACAAGCCAGGTGTTCTCTAAAGGCAAAGTAAGCGCCGAAGAATTAAGACAACAACTGGGTGAAAGACTACCCGGTGCTTTTACTTTATTTGCAGAGTCAATGGGTAAAACACCAGCAGAATTAGATAAAGCGTTAGAACAAGGAAAAGTAACTCTTGATGATTTTATGAAGTTTTCACAAACCTTATTTAAAAGATATGGTAAAAATGCTGAAATCTTAGCACAAGGGCCAGAAGCTGCTGGTGATAGATTGAAAACTGCTATGGCAGAGTTAAAAGATAATGTAGGAAGTTTACTTAGACCTATTGGTGCTAATTTTCAAACTGAATTTGCAAAAATTGTTGTTACTATCAATGATGCAACTAATGCTTTTAAAAATTTTTTTAAGATAGGTGATGAATTTAAAAGACAAAATATAGAAAACAATTTAAGAAATTTACTTAATGAAAGAGAAAAGATAAAATCTGATTTGGAGAAAGATAAAGCAGATTTAAAAGAAAGACAAGATAGAGGAGAAAATCCTTTGTTCAATAGAGCTATGGCTAGATTAGCTGCTGATATTCATACAGCCGAGGCAGATCTTTTGCCACTTGATGAAAAAATTAAATTAGTAAAAAATTCATTAAAAGCACTTATTGAGCCAATAGTTGAAGCAAAAGAAAAAACAGAAGAACTCAAGGATACTTCTAATATTGCATTTGAGGCAATGGGGCTTGGTGTTAGTGAATACATGAATTCTATAAAAGATATGAGTAAGCAAATAAAAGACACTTTTGTAAATGCATTTAAAGGGATGGAGGATGCTTTAGTTCAATTTGTATTAACAGGTAAATTAAATTTTAGAAGTTTAGCTCAATCAATAATTGCAGATTTAACAAGAATGATAGTGAGACAACAAATGTTTAACGCTTTATCTGGTTTTAGAAATTTTGGAAATTTTTTGAATTTTTCACGTTTACCTTCTGGCCCAGCAGATAATGTTGCAGATAAAATGAGTAAAGGCCGTTCTCCTCTTGATGCATTTTTACAAGTTGATGATAATGCAACCGGTAATGCATTTGCTAAGAATGGCATAGTTCCATATCGCACAGGGGGCATTGTAAATTCTCCCACTATGTTTAGGTTTGGAGGATCGAATTTAGGCATTATGGGAGAGGCCGGGCCAGAAGCTATACTTCCGTTGCAAAGAGGTAGAGGTGGGAAGCTAGGTGTTATTGCACAAGGAGGTGGTACTGGTAATATTACTGTTAATGTTGATGCTACTGGAAGTTCTGTTGAGGGTGATGAAGACGGAAGCCGTCAGCTTGGAGAAGTAATAGCATCAGCAATACAATCACAACTAATTGAAGAAAAACGACCAGGAGGTTTATTAGCATAATGGCAACTTTTCCAAGCATCGAGCCAAGCTTCCCAGTTAGAAAAATATCAAAGCCAAATATAAGAACAGTTAAGTTTGGTGATGGTTATGAACAAAGATTTTTATTTTCACTTAATCAAAATCCAAAGGTTTTTAATTTAACTTGGAAACATATTACTGAAACAGATAGTGATACTATTGAGACATTTTTAGATGCTCGTGCAGTAGATGGAGCAAGTTTTACATATACACCACCAAATGAAGCAAGTGCAATGCAATTTAAATGTCAGAATTGGAGTAAGTTAATAGATAAACCAAACAGACCAACGATTGAGGCTACATTTACTGAGGTTTTTGAGCCATGAGTACAGATCCTGTATTTAGCGAAATTCAGAAAATTAATCCTTCAGCAATTATTGAACTTTTTAAATTGCAATTAGTTACTTCATTACATGGCACTAATCAAGGACAGCCTAATGTAAATGAGACTAATGTTTACAGGTTTCATGCTGGATCAAATTTAAATGCTAATGGTCAAATAGTTTTTGCAAGTAAAGCATATCTTAGGTTTCCTGTTCAGGCTTCTGGCTTTAAAGATGAACGTGGTCAACTTGCAAGACCAAAATTAATAATTAGTAATGCAACAGGATTGATGTCATCTATTTTAGATAGTGTTAATAAAATTACAGCAGGTAATGATTTAACAGGTGCAACATTAACCAGAATAAGAACAATGGCTAGATTTCTTGATGCAGCTAATTTTCCAAATAATACAAATCCGTTTGGCACTCCAGATGCAACAGCAGAATTTAGACGTAAAATTTATGTTATAGATCGCAAGTCAAAAGAAAACAGAGAAATTGTTGAATTTGAACTTGCAGCAGCTACTGATATGGCTGGAGTAAGAGCGCCTAAGCGGCAATGCACCAGATCTCTATTTCCCTCTATTGGTACGTTCAATCAATGACTTGGCGAGATGATGCGTTGGTTCATGCGAAAGACCAAGACCCAAAAGAATCTGTTGGTTTACTTTTAAACATAAGAGGTAAGCAAAGGTATTATCCTTGTGAAAATTTAGCAATAACAAACCACCAACACTTTATTTTAAATCCAGAAGATTATGTAAATGCAGATAAATTAGGAGAAATAATTGCTATAGTTCATAGTCATCCGGTGACTCCTCCTATTCCAAGTCAAGCTGATCGAATAAGTTGTGAGCATAGTAGATTACCGTGGCATATCATTAATCCAAAAACAGAGGAATGGGGAGAATGTATCCCTGAAGGTTATACACCAGATTTGTTAGGCCGCCCTTGGGTATGGGGTGTAACTGATTGTTGGTCATTAGTTAGAGATTGGTATAAACAAGAAAAAAATATTGAATTAAAAGATTATGAGAGAAATATGACTCCAAAGGAATTTTTAGATGATCCGTTATTTGAAAGTTATGCTTGGAGAACAGGATTTAGAGAACTTAGAAGTGATGAAAAATTAGAGAAGGGTGATGTATTATTAATGTCTATAATGCACCCAACTTTAAATCATGTAGCTATTTTTCTTGGGGATATGGTTTTACACCATTTAGCAGATAGACTATCTTGTAGAGAACCATATTCAGAGTGGTTATTAAAATGCACTGGCAAGAGGTATCGTTATGCTTCGTAAAGTAAAATTATATGGTGAATTAGCTGAATTTATTGGTCATAAAGAGCTTGAGGCAGTTATAACCAATGTTTCTGATGTTATAAGGTTTTTAACGAGTAATTTTCCTAATTTAGAATCACATATGTCGAGTAGATATTATCAAATTTTAGTTGATGATCAGGATATAGGTGAGGAGGAAATACATTATCCAATAGGACAATCTGATATAAGTATTATTCCTGTTATTACTGGTGCTGGTGGTAATACAGGAAGATTTATATTGGGAGCAGTTTTAATAGGCGCTGCGTTTGCTACAGGGGCAGGTTTTTTTGGGGCAGCATTGGCTAAAAATTTAGGAGCAATAGCTTTTGCTAAAAATATAGGTTTTTCGCTTGTTCTTGGGGGTATTAGTAATTTATTGTTTCAACAAGAACAACCAAAAGATCATAGTAATGATCAAGATCCTAGAATTTCTTTTAGCTTTTCTGGGGTGCAGAATACTAGCAGGCCGGGAACTACATTGCCAATTGTATATGGAGAAATTTTTACAGGGTCAGTTGTGATCTCAGCAGGTATTGACACAAATCAGGTATCGGCATGAATAATAAGATTATAAGAGGATCAGGAGGCCCACCTCCAACGCCACCCCCTCCATACCGAGCGCCTGACACTTTAAATAGTAGGCAGTTTGCATCCATACAAGATCTTATTTCAGAGGGAGAGATAGAGGGTTTTGCTAGCCCCTCTAAGGCTGGTCTTACAAAAGGTTCTACAGCTTATAACACGGCAGCATTAAAAGATGTTTTTTTAAACGGTACTCCTATTCTTAACTCAAGTGCCAGTAATACAAATCCACAAACAGCAGATTTTAATTTTCAAAATGTAGGTTTTACACCTCGTTTTGGAACTTCAAATCAAACTCATATACCAGGTATTGAAGGCAGTCAGTCAACTTCTGCTGTTGGTGTTAATGTAACAACTTCCTCACCTGTTACTCGACAAATAACTAATACATCTGTGGATGCAGTAAAAGTAACAATTACTTTTCCGCAGCTACAAAGAGCTACTGATGAGGGAGACTTATTAGGTACATCTGTGAATTTGAAGATACAAGTTCAATACAATAGTGGGGGTTTTACAGATGTTATAAATGATACGGTCACAGGTCGAACTGCTGATGCTTATCAGAAAGAATATCGTGTTACTTTAACAGGAGCTTTTCCTGTTGATGTAAGAGTTGTAAGAGTTACAGCAGATAGTTCATCAACACAACTTGTAAATGCTTTTACATGGACAAGTATTTCTGAAATTGTTGATGATAAACAAAGTTATCCAAACTGCGCTTATACAAACTTAAGAATAGATTCTGAGCAGTTCAGTTCTATACCAAAAAGAGCTTTTCGTATCCGTGGAATAAAAGTAAGAATACCTGGCGCAGGTGCATCAAACTCTGGTACTCCTACTGTTGACTTACAAACAGGAAGAATAGTCTATCCAAGTGGATACATATTTAATGGAACAATGGGTGCTGCTCAATGGTGTTCATGCCCAGCTTTAATATTACTTGATCTTCTTACTACTGAAAGATATGGCTTAGGTACTCATATTTTAGATAGCAATTTAGATTTATTTAGTTTTATTGCTGCTAGTAAATATGCAAATGAATTAGTAGATGATAATTTTGGTGGTAAAGAAGCAAGATTTAGTTGTAACGTAAATATTCAATCTTCAAGCGAGGCTTTTGATTTAATAAATGAGCTTGCTGGGGTAATGAGAGCTTTTCCTATTTGGTCAGAAGGCTCAGTGACCTTATCGCAAGATAGACCTACTGATACAAGTTTTTTATTTTCTCTGGCTAACGTAGGTGAGAATGGATTTAGTTATTCAGGCAGCAGTTTAAAACAACGCCATACTGTTATATCGGTCAGTTATTTTAATATGGATAGTAGAGAAATAGATTATGAGGTTGTAGAAGATACATCTGCCCAAAGTAAGCTAGGAATAATTAAACGAGATGTAAAAGCATTCGCCTGCACTTCTCGTGGAATGGCCCAAAGGCTTGGAAAAGCAATACTTTTCAGTGAGCAACAGGAAACTGAGGTCATAACATTTACAACATCACTTGAATCAGGTGCAATAATTAGACCTGGTTCTGTTATTTCTGTTAATGATCCTGTTAGAGGAGGAGAAAGAAGAGGAGGTCGTATAAAATCAGCAACAACAACCTCAATTACTGTAGACAATATTTTAGATCTTAATACTTACACCGGTTCAAATAGAAAATGTAGTGTAATTATGCCTGATGGTACTGTTGAAACAAAGAATGTTGTAGGACAAATATCATCTGGTGTAATAAATTTAGATTCTGCTTTATCCGCAACACCTAATGTTAATAGTGTTTGGCTTCTTCAAAGTTCCTCATTAGAGGCGCAAACTTTTAGAGTTATTTCAGTTGAGGAGAAAGATGGTATTAATTTTACAATTACTGGTTTAACTTATATTGATGGCAAATACAATAATATTGAGCAAGGGACAAGTTTACCTCCTAGAAATATCTCACTCTTAAATCAACCTAAAAATCCACCAGCTAATTTGCAGGCAAAAGAAATAATTGTTGTAATTAATGCTTTGGCAGTTCCTAAAATCATAGTTTCATGGGTTTCTGTAACAGGAGTTAGTCAATATCTTGTTCAATATAGATTTAATAACACAAACTGGGTTAATGAAATTGTTTTTCGACCAGATTTTGAATTATTTAATACTGAAGCTGGAACTTATGAATTTAGAGTTTTTTCTTATAATGCAGCGTTAAAATTATCAACCACATCAAGTGACATAACTTTTAACGCTGATGGAAAAACAGCCCCCCCTAATAATGTTCAGAACTTATCTATGGAGCCAATAACCAATAAGTTAATAAGACTGAGATGGACAAAAGCTATTGACCCTGATGTCCTTCACGGAGGACGGGTTTATGTGAGGCACAGTAATTTGACGGACGGAAGCGGCACGTTTCAAAATTCTGTTGATCTTGTTACTGCATTGGCTGGAAATACTACTGATGTTGTTTTACCGAGTTTAGAGGGAGAGTATATTCTTAAATTTCAAGATGATCAAGGTAACTTTAGTACTGGAGAAACTTCTATTATTTTAGATTTACCAGATTTAATAGATAGTCAGCAAATTCTTGAGGACAAAGAACATACAACTGGTTTTTTAGGCAATAAAACAAATCTAAGTGTAGTCGGAGGAGGTTTACAGTTGTTAGACCCTTCAGTTGTTAAGACAGGAACTTATATTCAGAACAATGGTAATGCTGGAGTAGTTGGTACAGTCATAACAATTACTAGCACATCTCATGGTATAGCTGTAGGTGAAAATTTACCATTTGACTTCACTGGTGGTCAAGCTGTAACTGGAGAATATACTGTTGTTTCTGTTCCCAATGCAAATACTTTAACAATCACATCTGATAAAAGTATTATTACAAGTGGAGATGTTTCTATAAATAGAGGTTTAAATGGAACTTATGATTTTGAAAATATATTAGATTTAGGTGCTGTATTTTCTTTAAACGTAAAAAGATCAGTACAGGCAATAGGATTCACTATTGGTGCAGCAAACACAATAGACGCACTAATACCTGCTGGTACTTTTTGGGATGATTATGCACAAAATGGAAATTTTGACGGGCCAGAAATAAATGATGTAAGTGCATCAATGACTGTAAGATCAACTTTAAGCGCTCCTAGCAGTTCTTCATATACCAATCAAGATTTTAGTGGTAAAGCATTCAATACATTTGCTAACGGTACTTTTAAAGGAAGAGGATTTCAATTTAGGTTAAATCTTAAATCAGAAAGCATTGCACATAATATTTCTATTCAACAGTTAGCTTTTATAGCTGCATTTGAATCAAGAACTGAAAGAAGTTATGTAAGTGGATCGAGTACATCTACAGCACCTTTGTCTTCTGGTACAAATGCAAATGGTTTAGATGTAACTTTTGGTAAGCCATTTTTTACAGGTACTACTGGTTTAGGTGGAGCTAATGCTTTTCCACCCTCAATAGGAATAACAATACAAAATGCTGCACTCGGAGAATTTTTTGTTATTAAAACAGACTCAAATGGAAACTATTTAAACGCAGCAGGTTCTAATGTCAATGGTTTAGGATTTAATATCAAGATTTTAAATAGTTCTAATAATCCAGTAGATAAAAAATTTACTTTTCAAGCTGTCGGTTATGGCAAAGGGGTGTAATATAGAGAAAAAGATTTGCTAAATGGCACAGGTTGGTAATAAAAATATAGATAATGCTTCCGGTCAAGTAGTAAGACTAGATATTCAAAATACTATAAAGGCTGTTACCACTAACAATTTTGGGCCAAGAAATGATGCAGGTACAATATTACCTTGTGAGTTTTTAGCAGATGATACAACAAATAAACTTTTAATTAGAAAATCAAGTGGAGGAGATCAAGCAAATCCTAATCCCACATCTGGAACTGCTGCTACATTTTTCTCTGTAGGTAATTTAGATGAAGAAAATTTAGGTTTGCTGCCAAAGGCAGGCGGTACTATGACAGGACAGATTTTAGGTGATGATGGATCTGCTGCTGGATCTCCAGCTTATTCGTTTGATAATGATACAGATACAGGAATGTTTCGTTCAGGTGCTAATACAATAGGATTTTCTACCGCTGGAGTTGCAAGAGCCTCTATAAGTGATGCAGGTTTAGATATTACAAATGGTTTGCCTTTAAGACTGCAAGATTCTAGCGGTGCGCCTTTTGTTGCTTTGAAATCACCTTCTTCACTTAGTGCTAATGTAACTCTTACTTTACCCTCAAATGACGGAAACTCTGGAGAGTTTTTACAAACTGATGGCTCAGGAGCTTTATCTTTTTCAGCCGTACAGGGTGTTCCT